ATTATATACTGCATCTATTGTTTTTGGCATTATTTATCCTTATCTTTTTTTAGTGTTGCATATTTAGTTACTAGTTTGTTGTATTCTTCCACAAACTTGTCTTGCTTTTCATCAGGAGTAGTACCTTTACCACCTCTCATGTATAGCATTGGAGTAACTTCTTTTTTATCTTTTGTTATAAAGACATATGTTGGTGTACTTTTACGTTTGCTAACACCACCAGATTTTTCTAGTGATTTAGCAGCCGCTGATGATAGTAGACCTTTTTTCTTTAAGATTTCAACGTTCTTTGCACTTTGCATTATTGACCTCTCTTTCTTTCTGTTATTGTGAATGTATGGAATGAAGGGTTTATTGTGATTTGTCTTTGGTCTGTAGTTGCAAATACCATCATAGGTTTGCCATTTAATAATTTATTACCAAGATATTTCACTCTTTGATGCTCTCTTCCATCACTTAATCCAATTGTATATAGTTCGTTTTCTTGCAACAAACTATCATTTTTAACTGGGGGGTTTTGTTTAACTGTAATCATTTACTCTCCTTTTTGTTTTCTTCTACTTCTCTGCTTAACCTAGCAAAAGATGCTTTGTAATTAGCAGTATTAATTGATTCATCTTCTATTAGTCCTTTGATTTGCTCTAACTTTTCTTCACTTATTTCTGAAGCGAGAACGAGTATATCACTTTTTTCTAAATCAGACAACTCTAAATCATCTACTTGATTACGATAAACATCATCTGCAATATTCATATACATATTAAATGCTTTTTTGATTGCATCTGTATTCGCTGCTTTAATATCGTTACCAATATCAACAAAGTCATTTGTACCTCGTTGCTTTTGTATACGATGAGATGCTGTTACATCACACTCTCTCCAAATACCTTCATCATAAAACTTTAGTCTACCATGTACAACATATGCCTCACTACCTAAGACTTCTGTACTTACAACTTTCCAACTCCAACCTGGAAATTCTTTATCTGCAATCTCTCTCATGTATGAATATTCAACATACTCCATACCCATCTTTTTCTTAATAAATGGTTTAGGAGTTTTGATATTAGATACTTGTTTATGTTTATCTGTTATCGCTTTTCTTACTTGTTCAATACCTTCTAGGTTTTCTATTTGTATTATATCACTCATTATTGTTCCTTTATTTTAAGTTACTTGGACATATTGTTTTATAGTTACAATACTTACATTCCCAATCTTCGTATGGTACACCAAACTGCCAACCGGGTCTTAGTTTTTCTTCAAACAATCCGTTCTTCATAGTAGATGCTAGACTAGTTAATTCTTCCCAATAGTCTGTTGCTTTATCTATCCATTCATCTGCATATACTTTTACTTCTCTAATCATGCTAGTATTCTTATTATAAAATACTAAGAACATATTTAGTTCTTTTACATCTAACTCTTCTTTGATTGCCATACCATATGTTGCTAATTGCATACGATACTTATCAAATTGAAATACAGGTTGTTTATTTTTCTTTATACCAAACATAGTAGACCACTTGTAAGCAGCTGTTGTTTTAAGGTCATAAAGATTAAATACACCATCTTTTTCTATATATTCACCAATATCAAGTGTACCTGTTACATTATATTTATCAAGATTTACTTTCTTTTCTGAAAATATATGTATCTTTTTGCTTGTTATTTCTTTTGCATTTTTTTCTAAATGATGTTCTATTGCATCTTCAAAATCTTTATGCACAATTGTACCAAGTCTTAATACTTTGTATGATGAATCATCCATGTCATCTTGTGGATAATCTTCAAATCTGTACATTTGTTTACGATAGCAACTACCTGCTGATGATGCATGAAACTTACCATCATCTCTGCTTTCTGCATTCTCTTGGTTTTTGTGTTTTAAAAAATCTAAATATATATCGTGTATATTCATACTCTCTCCTTTCTGTAAATTTAACAATATTAAAGTTTATATCCAATAAGATAATGCAAAGTGGAGGTACAAGAAGGATAAACCCCCACTCTGCTATATACCACTTTAAGTGGCTGCTAAACCCCAAAAGTATATAATACTCATGATATGTAAGTTCCTTTCCAATCTTCTAATACTTGTATTACTGATACATTTCTAGCTTCACATTCGTCATCTATAGCATCTATTTCTTTTGCTATACTTTCTTTAACTAGATTTACGCCAACTCTTACTCCGCAATTTATAACAGATTTAATAAATATATATTGGTCATAAGTTAGTATTTGATTACTCATGAAGCTGCTAACCCCCAAAAGAAAAATGCTCTTATATTTCTTTTACCTTTTAAACCTTTCTCTTGTTTCATACGTTTAAGCATTGCTCCTTTAATCTCAATACAATTCCATTTAGAAAATTTTGTACCATCCATTGTATTATCTACAAAATCCCAGAACTTTTGAGTACCATATCTAGGATGCTTTATTACCATCTTAAATCCATCAGATGTAGATATTGTACCATTGTAACCATCATGTCCATATTCATATTCTGCTGCTTTTACACATGCTTGATATGCTTCATTTGCGTTCTTAAATCTACCTATTGCAAAGTCTTGATGATGATGCGCTCCCATTATTTTAACTCCTCACTTAATTTATACAGGTCCTGTTGTAAGTTATCAAAAAGATTTTCAATATCTTTACACAAATCAATCATTGATTGGTATTGTATATTTAGTTCATTTGATAAGTTTTTGATTTTATCTAGCTCTTTTTCTACTTGTTTGTTCATTTTTATCTCCTAATATTACCCAAAACATTATTCCAACTGGTAACAAAGCTACCAATAGCAATATAATAATCTCTATCATGAGTATTTAATGTTCAGTTCATTATAGTTTTTTATAATAGCGAACCATTGTCTTTTATCCATTGAAGACATTTCCCTTGCTTGTGGACTTAGCATATTATATTCTCCTGATGCTTGTATATCTTTATATTCTTCAAACATCTCTTTTGTTATTTCATTTATTACTGACATAATTACCTCCTAATTATTATTGTGCATAAATTCTAAAGAATGAAGTTTCCAAATATATTCTTGTCTACCATAAATACCTTTTCTTTTTCTTGTAGTCTTTTCAAGATGTCCTTCTTTAGTCAAATCAGTAATACATCTGCGAACAGAAGTAATTAGAGTACCAACAGGCAATGCTAACATTACTTGTGATGGTGATGCTTCTTTACTTGTTTTAAATATATCAAGTATCTTCTTCTGTTGTGATTCTGCTTTCTTATGTGATTCTTTCAAATCATTACCAGTTTCATTTGTTGTATTATAGTACATTATCTCTCCTTTTTATTGTTATTTAAATTTTTTAACTATGCGTACACGATTAGTGTTTTTCAACCTAATCCACCACAACCTAAATAAAGAAGTGTGCTTCCCAAAACTTCAGCAATTCGGACACTCAGTCACTTTATTTATCCACTACTCTGGTTTACCCAGCTCCCTCTGCATAGTTAAAATTTATGGGGTGAATATTGTATGGAATAAAGAGAGGTCTGACCTTTTTCACATTACATATCCATATGACTTAATGCTACTCTTTGCGCGG